TATGGTGCTGACGTAACAGGAGGTACTGTAGTAACAGGTGGAGCTATGGCTGATATGAGTGGATATACTCTAAGTTTTACAGGGATGGAAAAAACTCCTGCTAAATTTATCGAAGTTGCTTCTGCTGGAAATACTGCTGCTGAGAATATTACTGCTGCAGGATTTACTATTGATGCAGGTGCTTAATCCTTAATAATTGAATTAAACTAAACCCTACCATTCGGTGGGGTTTTTTATTAAATAAAACAAAAATAAATTATTTAGTTATCATAGTATGTTAATATTACAACCAACAGTAGGACAGAAAACAATAACGATAGTACCAAGAAATTCGTATATCTCTGAATTTAAAGAGAGGGTTTTAGAAGACGGTGGTATTTACGAAGAATCTACTTGTTTGACGTTTATTCAAGGCTTAGGTTTTTCTATGAACTTAAGAAGAGACGGAGATGGTAAAGAGGAAACAATAGAGGGTATGTATTTGAGTAGTATACCAAATTACACAATTATTAAATTCACACCTACTATACTTGAAGAAGACTCAACTTATTATTTAGAGATAACTAAAGATGGTGAGTTGTGGTATAGAGACAAGATATATGCAACTTCTCAGACTTCTACAGAAAGAGTAACTGAGAAACACAAGATAGGTAATGGCACAATTTACAAGCCTTATAGTACAGTAGATGATAACACATACATAATATAATGAGTTTAAATAAGAAAAATACAGTTAGTAAAGAATACAAAGATAGCATTAGAGTTGTCAATATGTCTTCTTACCAAGTTCCTACAATCAAAGAGGTTCACAACAAAGAGTGGGTTGCATTTGGGGATAATAACGATTATTTTGATAATCTTATAGATAGATACCTTGACAGTCCTACTAATGGTAGATGTATTAACGGTATTGTTGATATGATTTATGGTAGAGGTTTAGAGTCTACTAATTCAGAATTGTTCCCAGAGGACTACGTTAGAATGAAAAAACTACTTAGACCAAGAGAGATTAAGAGACTTGTTAATGATTACAAGTTGTTAGGTCAAGGTGTTATGCAACTAACATACAACAAGGCTAAAACAAAAATACTAAAGGTATCTCATTTCCCTATGGAAACTCTTAGAGCTGAGAAGGCTACTAAAGGTGTTATAAAGGCTTATTACTATCATCCATCTTGGAAAGACTGTAAAAACTCAGATAACCCTAAAAGAATACCTACATTTGGTAATGGTAGTAAATCTCAAGTAAACGAACTTTATGTATTTAAACCTTATAGAAGTGGTTTCTATTACTACTCTACTGTGGATTATCAAGCATCTTTACAATATAGTGAGTTAGAATCAGAGGTATCTAACTATCATTTATCTAATATAGAGAACGGATTACAACCGAGTTTATTTGTAAACTTTAACAATGGTATACCTAATGCTGAGACTCAGCAATCTATAGAGAGCAAGATTAACCAAAAATTTAGTGGTAGCTCTAATAGTGGTAAAGCGATTATTGCATTTAACGAATCAGCAGAAACTAAAGCTGATATAGAAGCTATACACTTACCAGATGCTCACGCACAATATCAGTTCTTATCTGACGAGGCAAGAGAGAAGATAATGTTAGGACACGGAATTGTATCTCCAATCTTATTAGGTATTAAAGACAACACAGGTTTTGGTAACAATGCAGAAGAATTAAGAACTGCATCTGTATTAATGGATAACGTAATTATCAGACCATTTCAAGATGGTATCATCTATGGTTTAACAGAGATACTTGAATTTAACAAGATATACCAAGATTTATACTTCGTTACATTACAACCAATCGAATTTACAGAGTTAGATAACGTATCTACTAAGATTAGAAAAGAAGAGGAAACAGGTGAGAAATTATCTGCCGAAGACAATAAAGACTTCTCTGAGGAGGAGGGTGATGATATGATTAATCAATTAGAGGCTTTAGGAGAGGTTTTAAGCGATGATTGGGAGGTAATCCATAGTGAGATATACCAAGACGAAAATGAGTCCGTTAAAATGGCTGAAATCAAGTATTCTGATAAAGTATCATCTGAAGACGATGGTGTGTATAAAATTAGATACGCTTATATGCCAGAAAGAAAGTCTCCGAACAGTAGAGATTTCTGTAAGAGAATGGAAGTGTTAACAGGTAGAAAGGTTGTATTTAGAAAGGAAGATATTAATATGATGTCTTTTAGAGGTGTAAACAAAGAGTTAGGTCATAAAGGTAGAAACTACAGTTTACTAAAATACAAGGGCGGTAAGAACTGTCATCACTATTGGGAGTTAAGAGTTTACAAGAAGAAAGATGGTAAGCAAGTTGATTCTGCTAATGCTTATGGTAAAGGATTAAAAGAACCTAACAACCCAAGCGAGATGGGTGAAAGAATGATAGATAGAGCAGATAGAGGTGCTTATAGAAGTACTTTAAATAAAATAAGAAAGACTTTAGGCATATGAAAGCATTATTCATAACAATACAAGATTTAAAAGCTAAATCAATAATTAGTGGTAGTACTGATGCTGATAAACTGATTCACTTTATTGAGGTGGCACAGGACATTCACATTCAGAATTATTTAGGTGGAAACTTATACGACAAGCTACAGGCTTTAATATTATCAGGTGATATAGACTTACCTGCTAATAGCGATTATAAGAGCCTTAGAGACGTTTATATTAAGCCAATGTTAATATGGTTTACTCAAGCTGAATACTTCCCTTTTTCTATGTTTAAAATTGATAATGGAGGTATATCGAAGCATAGAGGGGAAGATTCTGACTCTGTTAATTATAGTGATGTTGATAGAATGATGAGTAAGATAAATGATAGAGCTGAATTTTATACGAAGAGGTTCTTAGATTATATCTGTTACAATAGTAATAAGTACCCTGAATACAACAATAATAGTAACGGAGATATGTACCCTGATAAAGATGCTAATGAGTTTTCAAGTTTTGTTTTATAATGAGTGTGAAAAAAAAGACATATAAGACAAAAACAGTTAACATAATAAAGCTAAATAGTTTTTATAACGAGTTTAATAAAGAAAAGAAAAAAAATAATGGCAAACGAAATATACGCAGTTAGTTGGTGGGGTAGTCCAGTAGAAGATGGTTGGGGAGATATTTACTACAATTTAGCTTTTCCAAGTGAAGTACCATCTTTATTAAAATCTTTGGAATCTCGTTCAGCATATTATGAGAATGAAACTTGCACAACTGCAACATTAACTAAATTTGAAAAAATAGAACTATGAGCAACTTATTAGAGAAAGCAAGTATAATAACAACACCTACTGCTTATAGTGATGGGAAGTTACATAGTGTTAAGCCAGTACAGACTTTAGGAAATGAATTAGTTGTAAATGGAGATTTTGCTAATAGTGGTAATTGGAATGGTAGTTATATAATTGCTAATGGTCAATTAACTAAAACAAGTACTGGTTTGGTATATCAAACAACATTAGATGTAAGTGTAAAAAATTATGTTGTTGTTGTAGATGTTCATACGTTAGGTTCAAGTTTAACTATTTATTTAGGTGGTACACAACAAGCATTAAGTCAAGGGGTAAACACTATTAATATGCAAAGTGGTGGTGCTAATAACTTTATTGGATTTAATAATGGTAATGGTTCAGTTATAAATAGCATATCAGTAAAAGAAGTAATAGACGCTGATTTCGATTTCCAAAGAGGTTCTGCTGCTACAAGAGTAAACTCACAAGGACTTGTAGAGAATGTTCAGATATTAAGTGGTAATTTAGTACAGAATGGGGACTTTAGTGAGATAGGTAGTGAGTTAGTTACTAATGGAGATTTTGCTACGGATAGTGATTGGAGTTTATCTTCTGGGTCAAGCATTGGAAATGGTAAATTAACTATTGATGCTTTAGATGGTAGTTTTCAATACGCACAACAACTTTTAAGTACAACAGTTGGTAAAATATATAAATTACAATTTGAAATTAAAAGTATTAATAGTGGAGGTAAAATACAATTGTTGTATGATGGCACTGTTATTGGCGAAACAGAGTACACTTCTATAAGTACACATACACTGTATTTTGAATCTACTAATTCAAGTGGTATTTTAGAAATAAAAAGGTTTTTTCCAAGTAATACAAA